CCGCAAGTAGATGGCTTCCCCGAGTCGCGACCCTAGATATCATTGATATCAAAGGGTTTAAACTCTTTTAAACCATCTTGACCGGATTGTGGTACGGTCGGACCATGAGGGCGTGTACCATGAGCTTGAGATTTCTCTCGTTCAGATGCCAACTGTGCGGCTAAGGCCCGATGTCTGTAAAACTCCAACGCCCGCTTTGCGAATTCTAAATCCGCTTGGCGACGTTCTTGTCTTACTTTGGCATCTGGGTCAAAGCCCATCAGTCCATCTCAGAAACGAAGGATGTTATTTGCTTCCTGCCTAGTCAGTGGTTCTAGAGCTGAAATATTCAGCTCTTCGAATCCGTCTAGTGCGTCAAGTATAATGTCATCGATGTATCAAGTTTGATACTTTTTCTCCTCTCATGGGCGAACACACTCAAGGTTCCCTCCATACTTGGCAATAATATGCCAAGGCAATGGAGTAAACCACAGAGCTAAGTATAAAAGTATACTTAGGGGTCATCCAAATTTAAAACCTTTTGCAATGGAATATAATTCCATTGACAAATTGTTTAAAACTTTGGCAGCGAGTTCTTTAGAATTAGTTCATTTCGCATAAGTTTCTTGTTTAAGAAACTCACGCATCTGAACCTTAAAGTACACGCTCTCGTGCTTCAGATCCTGAACTGCCCTCACATTTCCCTCTTTAAGAGCGAAACTGAGGTTTCGGGATATAAGCCCTTTTGGGCCAAACAGCACTCAAGACCCATAATCAAGGGGACCTCGGGCCGTATCAAACGGCTTCGTATCGCGTTTACCGCGACCACGAATATGTTTAGTACGACCGGGCATCTCCAAGAAAACTTTTGGGGCAGCAGTTCACCCGACAATATCCTTTCGGATAGAGTCCGCTAATGCTACTGCGGATAAGAATCTATTTCGGACTGAGGCCATTATAAGCCCAGGTCCGACAATAGAAAAGTCCTCCCCTTTAAGCGTTCGCACCCTCTTAGCAAATTCTATAAATTCATTAGAAACTATAGATTTTGCCATCGAGATGCTCACACCAAACCCTGTCATGAGTTCCAGATAACGAGGTGCGTCGTGTGAAACGACGACATCGTCACCGAGGATCGCGTAGTTTTTCACTACCTGATCTCCGGATGCCTGTACTATCATGTGGTGGGTAAGCGCGAGCATCGCCCAGGAAGAGTATGCACCCATCGGTTGTCCTACAGCGTACCGAATTTCTTCGATACTGCCTTTGGAAACCTGGAATGGCATATCTACCAAGCGGGCTCACGTTGAAGAAAGAGTCTTACCTATGAACAAACTTAGAACATCCCTCTGCAAGTCACGCGGCAACCGATCGGTCGCTGCTGACAAGTCATAGGAGTAATAAGTTTGTCCATTATCTTCTAAAGCCTTTATAGGCTTTAGTTGATCATAGGTTCCATCCGTAGGTAACCCTTCAAGAAATTTGAAGATTTCCCTATGAAGTGGGTAAAGCGCTATCTGAACCCAGTAATTAGTTATACCAATTACTCGGGCTTTACCGGCAGTATTATATACTGCGGTAACCCTCGACAACCCAAGCCGCCCTTGTGAAGCAATGGTCAAATATGCCTGAACTAGATCGGTTGGCACATCGTTGGGTCGAAGAGAGACTAACTTAATTAGTCAATCAACGATCATGATGTCAAATAAGCTTGCACCTTCACCACATCAGAATCAAGGATGACGCTGGCGATATTGATAATCTTTCAATAACGCTCGCCGTCAAAGCTGTAAAGCTTTTTCCAAGAAACTGAGAGTGAAAAGTGTTTGCTTATACACAACAACTCTAGCCCGGAACATATAAACCCGTGCAACACGAGAGAAGCGGTAGGCGAGTCAGAACGGAAACAGAGATGCCAAAGAGAAAAGATGCAAGTACGACCCCGTCAAACCAAACCACTTGGCAAGATGGTGGGAATACTTTGGACGATCATAGATCGCAAAAGCATCC